ATGGAATCGCTTTACGTCAAGGTCCGCGTGAACCTGGCCAACGACCCTCGGGTCGCTGCCATGGCGGCGCAGACCCGCAAGCCCGTGGTGGCCATCGTCGGCGCCCTGCACGCCCTGTGGTCGCTGGACGTCCAGTACGGCCAGACCGACGGGGAGGATGGTGTCGTGCCCCTGCTGACCCCCGAGGCGTTGGACGCGGCGACGTTCAAGGGCTTTGCCGCCGCGGTTGAGGCGGTGGGCTGGGTGGAGTTCTTCGAGGAGGGCGCCGTGCTGCCCCGGGTCCGAGACAACCAGGACGACGTCGGGGCCATCCGCAAGCGGTGGCGGGACAAGAAGGCCAAGCAGCGCGAACGCAACAAGCGGGAGGGATGTCCCGCCAGTGTCCCCCAAGTGTCCCCGGGGACAACGGGGGGACAAGCGGGGGACGTCCCCTCAATGTCCCCGCACAGAGAAAGAGGAAGAGGAAGAGGAAGAGGAAGAGTAAGACAAGAAGACACAGACAGTGCTAGCGCACTGTCTGGCCCGACCTCGGCGAAAACGCCGAGTCGGCCCCCGCGTTCGGCCGACCCGATCACGCTCGATCGCGATGCCTCGCCAGCCCGATTCGTCGGCGTTTCGGCCCAGCAGCGGGCGACGTGGGCGGCGGCGTACCCGGCGGTGGACATCGACGCCGAACTGGCCAGAGCCGCCGCGTGGTGCATCACGGCCGGGCCCAAGGGCCACAAGACCCGCCCGAGCCGGTTCCTGACGTCCTGGCTGGCCCGCGCCCAGGACGACGCCGGGCGGCGTGGGACGACGTTCCGGCACGCTGCCCGCCCCGCCACCGTCCCGCCCGACGACGAGCCCAACCCGATGCTGGCCGTGCTGGCCGCTGCCTCTGCCCAGGTCGCCGCCGAGGAAACCCAAGGAGCCCGCCGATGATGCCCGCCGACGCTGAAGCCGTGGTGGCCCATGCCCTGACGCTCTGGCCCCGCACCCGCTGGGCCGCCGACCAGACCGCCGAGATCCTCCGGTCCCTCAAGGCCCTGCCCATCGGTGCCGACCAGGCCCGGGCGGCGCTGACGGCCATGTCCCTCCGGCACAAGTGGCAGTCGATCTCGGCGGCCGAGATGCTCGATTGCCTGCGAGCGATCAACCGCGTGGACCTGCCCGCGTCTGAGCAGTTGGCCCACCACCGCGAGCGGATCAAGGCGTGGTTCGCCGAGGCCGATCCGCGGCAGATTTGCCGGGTGCTGCTGGCCGTGCACGACGAGGCCAAGCCGCCGGCGCGGTACGCCCAGAACTGGGCGCTCTACCTGCACCGGCCGCCCGTGGTGCTGGCCATCATCGCCGGCCTGGACGGGCGGAGCCCGGCGCCATCCCGCCGGTTCGCCGAGGACGCTTGGGCGGTGTTCGAGCAGGAACTGGCCGAGGCCCGGACCATCCAGGCCGGTGTGGCCGCGTACCGCACGGCGCTGGAGCGGACCTTGCACCTGTGCCGGAACTCGATGGAGTCGAGGCGATGAGTGAGCCCAGAGTCGAGAAGCCCATGACACACCAGGAGATGAAGGATTGGTTCGCCAGCTGGTTTGGCTTTCAGAAGGACGGGCACGGCAGGTGGTTCCACGTGGACAGGCAGCACCAACCGCTGGACGGCCACCCGATCTCGAACGATGCGGACTGGCTGGCGTCAGTGCTGCCGGAGGGGTGGACGTGGGGCAAGAAGGCCATCGGCTGGGAGTGCGGCAAGCCGAGGTATCACTGGTGGGTTCAGCCGCCCAATGGACCTCGGCTTGGCATCGTGTCATCGGCCCCGCATGTCGTCGCCAAGGCCCGGCTGGGCACGATCGCCATCGAGCACGCGAAGAAAATGAGCAAGCTGACAGCCGCCGCAACTTGTGCAAACTCGTTACCCCCGGAAGGGCACGTCCGGCTCCCCGATGGGCGTGACGTGCGGGTGTCGCCGCTTGGCATGGGCATCCTCAAGGCGATGGCCGACGGCGATCCTTCGTGCGGATCGTGGTTGCAAGCCTGAACCCCCCGGCCCCGACTCGACGCGCCTGGGTGAGCGGCATACGAACCCGGCATTGTTTCGATCACGATGGCTGGTGAGACCCGACAAGGAGACCGCCCATGTCCGCAGCATCCATGCTCCGCAAACTGACCGAGCTCGAAGTCCGCGTGCTGGAACTCTGCCAGACGCCCCGCACGATCGGCCAGCTCGACCGGCACTGCCGACCGCTGCCGACCGCCCAGACCGCGACGTTCCTCATGCAGCAGGGGTTCCTGGCGAACCCCGTCAACGAGGCGGGCACGGTCATCGTCAACCGCCTGGAGCTCACCGAGAAGGGCGAGCGGCTCCTGGAGCGGTACACCAGCGGCGAGCTCAAGGCCAAGGACAACCCGGAGGCCCACGCCAAGATCCCCGACAAGCAACTCCCGCCCATCGGCGTCAGCGGCAACCTGGACGGCGAGGACATCGGCGAGGACGACGATGAGCCCGTGGCCGCCAAGCCCACCAAGCGAGGCGGACGCAAGGCGAAGGCTGAAACCGCGACGGCCTGAGCCCGACGCACGACAACCTGAATGGCACCCAAACGCCCGGCTGACCACCGGGCGTTGTTGTTCCACCCCCCACCCGGGTGCGTCTTCACATTCCAACGGAATATCCAACGTCGGCGGTTGACGCGCGTCGGCGGGCGGGGCAACCCATGCACCATGGCGAACAGCAGCGCGGCAAGTCTGGCGATTCCGGCGGGTCCGACCTGGACGCCGCTCTTCAAGGCGTCGGCGGCCCGTGGCCCGATCGACACAACCGGGTGGACCGACGACGGGGAACAGGCGGCGGTGCTGGAGATCCGGTGCATCTCCGGCACGGTGGAGGTGCAGATGTCGCACATTCACCGGCCCGATGAGCAGGGCGCGGTGCTCCAGGCGGGCGAGTCGCTGACGTTCTCGGGGAAGCTGACGAGCAAAATCGGCACCATCGGCTGGGCTCGGGCGCGGGGCGTGTCCGGCGCCGGCTCGGTGTGGTTCTCGGTGACGGGGAAGTGAGGCACCATGGCGAGCGATCCCATCCACGCCGATCCGAACGCCGCGTTTGACCCCCAGGCGACGTACCTGCCGTGCTGCCATCCGCAGTACATGCCGGTCGGCACCGTCGCCCGCGACACGTACGACGCATGGGCGGCTGCGGAGCAGGCCCGGCTCGATGAGTGGCGTGCGGAGCAGGCGGCCCAGAACACCCAGCAGGAGCCCCGGTAATGGCGATCAAGCGCGTGCGGTACAACGGGCGGGTGATCGCCTCGGCCGGGTGCGGGCTCAATTACGTTTCTCCGCACCCGACGCGCGATCTGCTGGGCGTGGACCGCGCGGTCAACCAGCCGGTGTTCGGGATCGAACAGGCGTTCGCCGCTCCGCCGGAGGCGCCGGTGAGCGTGTCGGCGTTCACGGTTCTGAGCGCCGGCCTGAATTCGATCGTCGCTGCGGGTGTTGACGGCGATGGCACGACGCCGGTGGCGGTTCGCGTTGCCGACGACAACGCAGGCAACGTGGCGGTGACCGTGGAGGTTGGCCAAGCGCTGGCCGCCAACGGCTGGGGCACCAACATTGCCGGCATCCTGGCGAGGCCGCTGGCCAAGCAGATCCGCTCGCAGGCGGGGGATGCGCTCGGCGGTGCCAGCAAGGCCGCCGCGGGCCGACAGGACATCCTGCGTCTGAGCGGTGCGGGCAACGGAGAGGAGGCGGCGTGGGCCTACCAGCCGGTGTCGGGCGTGGTGGCTCACGGCGCGATCATGGTGGTGTGCATCGCGTGGCACGAGCGGGCGATGCCGGCGGTGTCGAGCATCACGCGAACGGGCTCGGTGGCGACAGTGACAACCGCCACCGCCCACAACTTCAACACCGGCGATGTCGCGACGATCAGCGGGGCGACTGAGACGCAATACAACGGGTCGTTCCTGGTCACCGTCACCAGCGCCACCACCTTCGATTACACGGTCACGGGCACGCCGGCGACGCCGGCAACCGGCACGCCAGCACTGGCCGCATGGAACCGGGCGGCGACGGCGGTGGTCTGGTTCGACCGCAGCGACAGCACCTGGAAACTGGTGAACCGATCGGCGATCACCGCGTTCGGTGCGCTGCGAGGCAGCGAGTTCACCAACACCAACTGGTTCACGCTGGATCGCAACCAGGCCAATCCGCTCGAGGTGTGGTATCCCGTCACCAACTACCTGAGCAACAGCCAGGCAAACAACAACAACACGGTGCAACTGGTGAGGGCGACCCGGTCTGCGGTGGGTCAGCCGTGGGCGGTGCAGGGTGCGGAAGTGTTGGCGGTGCCGACCGATGCGGGCGCGGTCAACCAGCACATCCACGGCGTGGGTGTGGGCCGGTGGGGTGCCGCCGGCGTCTTTGTGTATGTGACACCCGGGCACGATACCGAGGCGAATAAGAACTCCTGCTGGCTGCTGACGCGGGACAGCGTGGACGGGTGGAACGCCCTTGGACCTTCGACCAACGGCGGCACGGCCAACGGGTGGACGCTGACGCGGAACGTGCTGGGCGACTCCATCGCCTTCTCGCGGCGGCTGAGCTACCCCAACAACATGAACGTGGGGATGTATGGCCGCAACCCGCGCCAGTTCTTCACGATGACCGACGAGAAGTCGCCGATCAGCAACCTGGACACGGTGCCCTCGGTGCTGAGCAACAAGGGGACGTCGGAGACCACGCCGAACAACTGCGCGGCGTGGGGCGGCTTCCTGGCCGGGTACAACCCCTGGGGCCCGCGTGCGGCGAATGACCTGACCGGTCCGTTTGTGGTGTACCGCTCGACCGGCGCTCAAGCCACCGCGATTCCGATTGCGCCGGGGACGGCGTGGAACGGCTTTGGCCCGGCCAACAAACTGATCGCTTCGGCCGATGGCCTGAACTGGGCGCAGGTGTTCACGCGTGCCAGCCGCACGATGATCTACCCGGCCATGTACGGCGGCAGCGTGCTGCTGCCAAACCTGCCGGGCACGACGCGGGAACTGCTGACCTTCCCGCTTCCGCCGCTTGCCTCGGGCCGCCCGCTGCTGGTGTCGCCCGGCTGCACGAACTACTGCCTGGCCACGCCGACCTGGGATGCGCCGGGCGGCACCAACACGGTGACGAACGTCACGGCCACCTACCAGAACGCTGGGTTTGTGACCGGCCGCACGATTCCGCCGTGCCCGAGCCTGGGCGCGGTGTGGCGCGCCACACTCAACGGCTCGAACAGTTATGCGGGTCGGGCAACGCTGACCCCATCGCTTGCGCTGACCGCTGGACGGCGGACGCGGGTGAAGGCGTGGATCTACCTGCTTCCCCCCGCCGAGCCGTTCGTGGACAACAACACCCGGCCGTACAACAACAGCACGACCAGCACAATCCAGTTGTCCTTTGCTGACCAGGCCAACACGGGCGGCGGCTTCACCGTCAATCGCATCGCGCAGGGATTGAACGGCACTGGTTGGATTCCGGTGCAGTTTGAACTGGACACCACCGGCTGGACGGCCACGTTCTCGCTGTTGGCTCAGATTCAGACGATCACATTCTCGCCAGCCGAGCGGGCCGACTTCCTGATCGCCTTCGAGTCGGTCATCCAGGACGCGGCCGGGGCCAACCCGCCGCCGATGCCGATCGTTCCGCCGCCGATGGCGACGGCCGCCGGCGTGGGCGTGCTGAACACCCTGGCGGAGAGCGTGGGCTTCAACTGCTCCAACACCTGGACGCTGGCCCTAACGCTCCAGATGCCCGAGAACGGGCACGATCAGTACACGCTCAACCTGCCCACCGGGCGGACGCTGGCGTGGCTGGTGGAGAGTGACACGCCGGCCCGCCGAATCTCGATCGCGTACGACGTGGCGAACCGGCGGATCTCATTCACGGACGGCACCACCACCCGCACGGTGGCGGCGGTGGCCAATGAAGAGTTTGAGCTCGGCCGGGGTTCGCAGATCCACATCGGCATCTCGGGCACGGTGAGCGGCTCGGACACGACCATCGCCCTCGCGGTGTCGGTCGGCGGATCGCAGGTGAACACCGACTCGTTTACCTGGACGGGGCTGGTGCTGCGGCCGAGCAAGGTGGTGCACGCGGACGCGAACCGGTCCGCCGTGGACGGGCATGCCGTTCACGCCGTGTACTGCGACGAGGACACGGCACTGACCACCACCCAACTGGGGACGCTGCTGCGGAGCGGCGAGGCGGCCAATCCGCCCGCCAGCAACGCCCGCCGCACCCTCATCCTGGAGTGATCCATGCGCAAACTGCTGCAACGGCTCGGACTGTCAACCTGGGAATCGCTGGTCTGGCTCAAGCGGTCCCAGGGATTCGCGTGGGGCCTGGCCGTCGGCCTGCTTATCGGGCTGCTGCTCCTGGCGTGGTGAGGTCAGTTCATGGGCAAGTTCCAGAAGGGCAACCCGGGCGGTCCTGGCGGGCGGCGTGAGCCCCCCGGCGGTCGGCCGCCCATGGAGACCGTCGAGGTCCGCAAGATCATCGAAGCCTGGACCGTGGAGGTGAAGGGCCAGCCGCCCCAGCACGCCTCCCTCCTGGCCTTCGGCACCCTGATCGCCGAGATGCAGTCGGCCAGCCCCAACAAGGACCGCATCACCGCCGCCCGCCTGGTCATGGACCGGCAACTCGGCAAGCCCAAGGAATCCATCACCGTCGAGTCGCGCAACTCCGGTGACGTGCTCATGCTGTGCAAACTGGCGGTCCCCAAGTCCGACGCGGAGGCGGTCAACGCGCTGCTGAAGGGCAACCGGTGAAGCCGGCCGACACCCCGTTCGGCCACCCCCTGACCTACCCCGGGGACCAGTGGACCTGCCCGGTGACCGGGTGGGTCATCGCCAAGGACCGGGCCGCCAACGTGCTCCAGCGGCAACGGCTGCTCACCCTGGCCGACCAGAGCGAAGTCTGGCGAGCTCGCTGGTTGCACGCCTGCGCGGCATCATCCCTGGTGTGGATCAACACCTGCGCGTGGACCTACGTCCTGGTCGAGCAGACCGACACCGGCCGCCGGCAGAGTCAGGCCTCCCCCCACCAGCCGTTTGTGACCTGGCCCGTCCAGGATGCGGCGATCAACACCCTGCACCAGTGCGAGAAGGAGGGCAAGTCGATCGTCTGGGACAAGTCCCGCGAGATGGGCGCGACGTGGGTGTGTCTGGCCGATTGCCTTCACCAGTGCCTGTTCCGGGCCGGGGCGAACATCCTGGTGGCCTCCCGCAAGGAGGACCTGGTCGATCGGCCCAACGACCCGGACTCCCTGTTCTGGAAGCTGGACTACATGCTCGATCGGCTGCCCTGGTGGATGCGGCCGACGGTGGACCGGGCCCGGCTGCGGATGCGGTTCACCGACCGGGACACCGGCATCGACGGCGATTCCACCGGAGACGACATTGGCCGTGGCGGGCGACGGACGCGGATCGTCATCGACGAGGCCGCCGCCATCGACAACCTCCGCTCGATCGACGCCGCCACCCAGGACAGCACCCCGTGCCGGATCTTCATCTCCACCCCCAAGCGGGGCTCGTACTTCGGCCTGCTCAAGCGGTCGGGGAAGCTGCCCATCGTGCGGATGGCCTGGTGGGACCACCCCGAGAAGGGGCGCGGCCGCAAGCTCGTCCAGGACGAGGAGACCGGCGAGTGGTACTTCACCACCCCGTGGTATGAGGCGGAGGTCGCCAAGCGGGTGGACGCCCAGGACATCGCCGAGAACCTGGACATTGACGACGAAGGGTCCTCGTCGGTGGTGTTCGACCCGAAGACCCTGCACATGCAGCGGGCGTTGTACGTCCGGCCGCCGACGTTCCGGGGCACGGTGGCCCTGCCGCGCGGCGAGATCGTCGATCCCTCCCAGGAGTTCTGGTCCCGACCGCTGCACAAGATTGGGTTTGTCCCGGCCGAGGCGGGGTCAACCGGGCGGCTGTGGTGGTGGGGTGATCTGCGCGAGGATGCGGACGGGATTCTCCGGCCGCCCCCGTTCCCCTGCGGGATCGGCGTGGACGTCGCCCAAGGGGTCGGGGCGTCAGACTCGGTCATCACCCTGGAGAACGCCGAGACCGGGGAGCAGGTCGGGCGGTGGCGGCACAACCTGACCATGCCCAACGAGCTCGGCCAGTTCCTGTACCTGCTGGGGTTCTGGCTGGCTCGGGGCAACCCGGAGCGGACGCCGACGATCGCCATCGAGGCCAACGGACCGGGGGCGGCGGTGATCCTGACCCTCCGCCGGCTGGAGTATCCGACGCTGTACCGGATGCCCAAGGACGAGACCAAGGTCCGCCGGGAGAAGCCCAACTACGGCTGGACGTCCTCCCGCCACAACAAACGCTCGATGCTGGAGGTTTTCCGCGGCGCCCTGGCCCGGCGGGAGGTCCAGAGTCACGACGCCGAGATGCTCGACCAGTGCGCGGCCTACACGAACTACGAGGAGGGCGGGGTGGGTCCGCTGACCCTGTCCGGGATGAGCGAGGAGCAGCGAGCCCAGCACGGCGACATGGTCATCTCCGCCATGCTGGCCCACGAGGCCTGTCTGCGGATGCCCGCCAGCCCGGAGGGCAAGCACGAGGCCCCGCCTGGCTCGTTCGGGTGGCGGCGGAAACGGCGCGAGGAACGCCGGCGGCGCCAGTCTGACGCCGACGAAGACGAACTGGACTGAGGCGGGTAGACGCGCCATGGACTGCGTCCGTAGGTTTGGCCGATGCCCAGCGCCGACGGATTGACACTGGACGCCGCCCACGTGCTTGAGACCGTGGAGGATGCACACTCCCGGATGTCCTGGGCGCGGGAGGCCCGTGCCGACCACCTGGGGGCCTACGCGGGGGCGTGGTACGGCTCGAACAACCGGACGACGCGCGGCCGGGCGGTGAACCTCATCGCCCAGGTCGTCAATGCGTTCCTCCCGGCCCTGGCGTACAACCACCCCAAGCCCTATCTCCGGCCCCGGCGGGCCATGCTGGACGGGGAAACGCTGCTGCTCTCGGCCCAACTGGAGCAACTCCAGGAGGAGCTCGACACCGGCGAGATGTACCGGTACCTGATCGTCGATGCCCTGTTCAGCCCGTGGGCGGTGACCTACACCGGGCTCCGCAACGCCCGGCGGCTGCACGAGGTGAACGGGGCGTTCTACGACGCTGGCGAGCCGTTCACTGTGCCGGTGGACTTCGAGGACTACGCGGTCGATTGCGACGCCAAGACCCTCAAGGGCCGGTCCTGGGAGGCCCACAAGTTCGTCGTGTCCAAGGAGGCCATGCTCGCCGATCCGACCTTCGCCGATGCCCGCGAGCGGATCGAGGCGATGAACACCATCGAGCGGGCCGGGCGGGAGCAGAACCCCGGCAACCGCCTGACCGCCGGCGGAGCCGGGGCCAGCAACTGGATGACCGAGCGGGTCGAGCTCTGGAACGTCATCCTCTACCGGCACGATGGCATCCTGGAAGGCACAATCCCCACCCGTCAGGCCGGTTCGATCACCAGCGATTGGCTTCGCCTGGCGTGGTATGAGGGCCCGGAGGATGGCCCGTACGACCACCTGTCGTGGAACCCGGTCCCGTCGAACCTGTTCCCCCTGCCCCCGATCGCCACCATCCGCAGCATCTCCGACGCCATCGATATGGCGATGGACAAGGCCATCCGGGGCGTCAAGAAGTCCAAGAAGGGCGTGGCCTACTCGCCGTCCACCAAGGATGCGGCCGAGCGGATCAACAACGCCGAGGACCATTTCACCATCAAGACCGACGATCCGGCCGGGGCCAAGGTCCTTGACCTGAACATGGTCCTGGACGGCATCATGCCGATCATCTCCTGGATGCAGGGGATCGGCAACACGGTGGCCGGCTCGCCGAACATCGTGGGCGGAACCGGGCGGATTGCCGACACCCTGGGCGAGGCGGAGATCCTCAACTCCAAGGCCAACAGCCGGATGCAGGACATGGGCCAGCAGGTCACCAAGCTGGCCGGGAAGCACATGCGCAAGCAGGCGTGGTTCTTCCAGACCGACCCCAACGCCGACTACATGGTCCCGCTGCCCCTTGGCCCCGGCGGCGAGCTGATCGATGTGCCGATGGCGGCGGCCGAGCGGCAGTTCGGCCCGGAGGACTTCCGCTGGGAGGTGATGCCCGGCTCCATGGTGGCGATGGACCCCAACCTGCGGGCCCGTCGTCTGGTCGAGATCCTCAACGTGTTGGGTGGGCTGATGCCTATGTTCCAGGCGGGTGTGATGCGGCTGGATGGCACCCTGCGGGTGCTCCAGCAGGCGACCGGCCTGTCGGAACTGACCGACATGTTCAACGATCCGGCGGCGGTGATGATGCAGATGGCGGTGATGCAGGCCCAAGGCCAGGCCCAGGCCCAGGCCGCCGGCATGGCTTCGAGCCCCGACGCTGGCATCGGCCCCGGTGCAGACACGACGCGAGGAGTGCGTCAGCAGGCGGACCCGTCGCGGCAAGATGCCGCTGTGTGAGGACCCATGAACCCACTCAAGCCGCTCCAGCCCATCCAGCAGCGTGTTCTCCTGGTGGTCTACACCTCCGGCCAAGTCACCACCATCGAGCACGTCGTGACGCGGATTCAGGGGCGGGACGCCTATGTCATCCGCCGGTCGGTCGAGAGCCTGAAGCCTGAGTATCTCCGGCCCGCCGACGAGGACCGGATTCGGCTGACGGATCGGGGCGCGGAGCTCGCCCGCAACATCATGGCCGCCCTCAAGGACCCGTCCCTGTGCCAATTTACAGCCTGAAATGCCCAGCCTGCGGGCACGCCCACGAGACCTTCGCCTCCATGCGTCAGCGGGACGCGATCACCTGCCCCCAGTGCCAGGCCAAGGGCCAGGAGACCAACTGGGCGACCACCCGCATCCGCAATGGCAACCGGGTGTTCCACGGTCAGGAGACCGAGAGCGTCATCCACTTCGTCCCCAAGAAGGATGTGAAGTACTTCCGCCAGGCCTACGGGCAGGCGGGCAACTGCATCCGTGATGACGGCTCGGTGGTGTTCTCCGACCGCCAGGAGGAACGGCGGTTCGTCAAGGCCAAGCAGCAGCACGATGCCGAGGTAGCGGCCCAGCAGACGCCCGACCCTGACACCATGCACGCGGACGGGGAGGGACGGCGGACGGTTCGCCGCCGGGCCCTGCGTCCTGAGTACATGCAGCCCGACCCCACTTGACGCGCGTCGAGACGGGCGGGAACAAGTGGGGCATGGAAGACATCACTCCTGCCGGAACGGGCGCCGTCCAGAACCAGCCTGGTCAGACCTTGGGCGAGATCTACGGCCGCGTGGATGACCTGGCCGAGGCCGTCGCTCGTTTGAGCGGTCAGGTTGCTGCGCTGCAGGCCCGACTCGATCGCGTCATCGCTGGCACCTGCCCGCAGTTCGCCGAGCCTGATCCGGCTGCCGAGCAGCCCGCGGAGTGATCCGCTTCACCGCCTTGAACCCCACGCTGGAGACACACCACCATGGCCATTGACAACACCATCCCGATCGACGGTTCGGCCCGCAACCCGGGCAAGCCCCGCAGCGCCAAGATGGACGTTCCGCCTCAGCCTGATCCACAGCCGATGAGCGACTACGAGGCCCTGACCACCATCCCCGCCGACGGCACCGACGACCGGCCCCCGATCAGCGCCAAGCCGCCCCCCCGCACCTCCAAGGCCTCGGCCAAGGTGGAGGCGGACGAGGACAGCGACGACGACTCGGTCGATATCGACCCTGACGAGGTGACCCCCACCAACGCCCAGGACGACACCGACGACGCCGACGACGAGGCCCCCGCCGGGAAGGCCCAGGACGACGACGACGACGAGGATGACCTGAGCATCTTCGACGGCCCGCAGTTCATGGCCCAGCAGCCCGCCCAGGCCCAGCAGCCCGAGCAGCTGCCCGAGGTGGACGAGAAGGCACTGGAGCAGGCCCGCGAGACCCTTGGCGCGGACATCGTCGACAAGGTCATCAAGCCCTTGCAGCAGCGGCTCTCGGCCGCCGAGAAGCGGGCCGCGGCTGTCGAGCAGGCCGCCCAGCAGCAGAAGTACCTTGCCCAGGCCACCCGCGTGATGGACAAGCTCGGCGTCAAGGCGTCCCGCCAGCAGGCGGTGCTGGCCCGTGCCGAGTACGTCTTTGCCAACGCGGCCTCCGCCGGCCGTCCGGTGACCCCGGAGCAGGCCCTGCGTTACGCGGCGGGCGTGCTCGGGACCAAGGTTGACAAACGTCAAGTCACCGGCAAGGTGGCGTCCCGGCAGATGTCCCCGGTTCCGGCGGCCCCCCGGGCGTCGCTTCCGGCCAAGCGGACTTTCCAGGCGGGCATCACCGCCGTTGCGTCCAAGCTCAAAGCACTCGGCGTCGAGTGAACTGATCGGCAGTCCAGGGCGGTGAGACCGCCATCTCCGGCTAGTGAGAACCGGAGAAGCTCAAGATGAACGGAATCACCAGCGCTCAGGCCCTTGACCTTGTCGCGACCACGTTGAACAACATCCCCCGTGGGTCGTTCACCCAGACCTTCGCCCTCAACAGCTACCCCGTCTGTGAGCTGCTGTTCGGCGGCGGTCGGATCACCGCCGACAGCGGTTCGCGCGGCCGGGAGAAGCGCATCCGCCTGGCGGAGAACGAGTCGGCCCGCGGCACCCGCATGTACGCCACCCAGTCCTACGCCCAGGTTGACACCATGGGCACGCTCTTCGAGCCCTGGGTGATGCACGAAGCCCACTACATCATCGACAAGTCCGAGGTGGCCCGCAACCGCGGCGCCGCCCAGATTGTCGATCTGGTGCAGACCCGCCGCGACGCCTGCTACGAGTCGATCGCCAACTACTTCGAGAACCGCGGCCTGCTCCCGCCCGACAACGCCGCCGATGACCTGAACCCCAAGGGCCTGCTGTTCCACTGCCGCCCGCTCGCCGCCGGCCAGGTGGACCCCGTCGGTGGCTTCAACGGCATCAACGCGGTGTTCCGCGACGGTCTGACCACCTCCCTGGTCGGCGGCATCGACGCCTCGATCCCGGCCAACTCCCGGCTGCGGAACTGGGCCGCGACCCACAACGGCGCCATCGATCCGCAGCTGATCCGCCAGCTCCGCACGGCGGTCAACCGTGTGGGCTGGCGTCCGCCCAAGAACATGAAGCTGACCGGCGGTGACACCACCCAGCGTCAGCAGTTTGCGATCCTCTGGAGCCAGCCCTTCGCAGAGGCCTACGCCGACATGGTCAATGCTGGCCCGGACGACCGCAACGGCAACGCCTCGCCGTTCTTCGGCGACCTGCCGTTCGGCCCGGTGACCACCTACGCCGTGCCCGCCCTGGATTCGCTGGCGTACCAGCCGATCTGCGGTGTGAACATGGCGTTCACCAAGCTCGTCGCCCTGCGTGGCGAGTGGATGCTCGAGGACGAGCCGGTCCGCGGTGATGGCCAGCGGCGCGTGATGAAGATGGGCGTCGACAGCCAGTACTGCATCATGAGCGAGAACCCGCGTGCGAACTTCATCCTGCACGCGCCCCGCGCCACCGTCCCCTTCTGATCCCTGACCTGACCGGACGTTCACCACCAGTGAGCCCCGTTGGGCTCGGAAAGGCACCTGAATCATGGCCAACTATCGCGGACAGAACCTCGTCACCAAGCGCGTGTGGTACACCGGGCGGACCATCAACGCCACCCGCGCTTCGTCCTCCGTCATCACGCTCACCAACGGCCTGCTCCCCATGGGCGCGGTCTTGGTGCGTGACCCGTTCGCCTTCGACCAGGGCGGTTCCCGCCTGGGTGATCCGGCCACCGTCGACGCCAACCCGGCGGCGGTTCGCACCGGCACCTACGAGGGCATCGACTACACCCAGCCCCAGACCGGCTTCCTCAACCAGCACAAGGTGGTGGTGGTCGATCCGGGCATCGCCCCGCCTGGCAACCCCAACGGCGGCCGCTGGATCACCGTCATTGAGGCCGCCGACGCCGCCACCGTGCTGACCAACGGCACCGTGGCCGCCGGCGACCAGCTGGGCGTCACCAACGGCACGTTTGCCGCGTCGGCTCTGCCGGTCACCTCGGTGGCCGAACTGGTGACGGTGCTCAACAACGGCATCGGCGTGGCCCTGGAGACCAATTCCGGCGGCCCGAACCTGCGTTCGGCCAAGCTCTGCGGCGGGCAGAACCCGTCCTTCGGAGCCTGATATCGCTCACTAGCCGCTGGCCCTGCGCTGTGTAGGCCTGGGCCAGTTTTCCATGATCGGCACGACCCAATCCGGCATGACGCTTGGCGCGATGATGCTCGACGTCGCCCAGGAGTTCGGCCTGGCCCGCATCGTCAGCGACGACGGCCAGGACGCCGCTCCGTCGCTGCCGTCCGAGCCGTCCCGCCTGGCGAAGATCAAGCGGGCGGTGGTCGATGGCTACCGCCGGTTCATCTTGGCCAACCCCAAGTGGGCGTGGCTGCGGGTGTCGGTGACGGTGACGCTGGACCCGACCGGGACCGGCCCGAGCAACCTAGATGGCGACCCGACCCGCTACCGGCTGCCGGTGGGCGTGGCGTCCAGCCCGTACACCGGGTGGCTGCTGCGGAACCCGGGCACTCAGACCGTCGGCCTGGTGACCGACACCAGCGAGCGGCGGGTGTTCACGCACCAGGCGATCAACCGCACGCCGGGCGTGCCGGTGCTGGCCTGCGTCACGCCGTTCGATGGCGACCCGACCGGAGCCCGCCGTCTGGTGGTGTCCCCGGCTCCCGATCAGCCGTACACCCTGACCGGCACGTTCCGGCTTGACCCGCCCGACTTGGACGCCCTGGACCAGCCGCACCTGGCCGGGTCGAAGTACAACTTCGCCATCCTGGCCTGCGCCAAGGCGGCGTTTGCGGAAAGCGACGCGGACGGCACGCGTCGGCAGGAGTACCGCGCGGCAGCCGCTGATGCGCTGGTGTCGGCGACCATGCTCAACGGCGAAGAAATCGAGAACACGCTCGGCGAGATCCAGGATGCGGACACCGACGTGCCCCAGACCCGCGCGGACGTCCGCCGGTCCATCCCGACCATTGTCACTTACGGAGGTTGATCCATGTCCCAGTTCTCTCGCGGCGGCGGCCACAACTCGCTTCATGTCGATCGTGAGATTGACTCCTCTTGGCCGAACCAGGGCTACCTCGCCGACATCCCGCTGAACATCGACGCTTTCACGCTGACCACCGGCGCTCAGCTGGCGGTCACTGCGGCCACGAACAACCCGTTCCGCACGCCCGTGCAGGGCTCCATCCACGGCATCCGCTGGAACGCCACCGTTGCCGTCGGCTCGGTGGTGACCCAGATCAAGCTCCCCGGCGAGTACGACCCGACGATCGACGACGTCGTCTTCATCGGCACCTTCCGGCACTCGGGCACGGACGCCGATGCGGCCCGCAACTTCCGGCTCCGCGCCGACTACTTCCAGCCTGGGCATGTGCTGGGCACGGTCGGCTCGGGTGTGACGCCCGCCGGTGCCAACATCATCGCCGGTGAGGCGACCGTGCAGACCATCGACCCCACCGTCTCGACGGCGGTTACGGTCGGCGCCAACGCCTTCGGCATCCCGCCGGGCTCGATCCCGGCCAACACCTACATCGCCCGCCAGCTGGCCGCCCGCGAGAACCCGGGCACGGCGGCGGGCTTCCTGGACTACCAGTTCCCGCTGGCGTTCGGCACCCCGGCCAAGGCGACCGAAGGCACCAACGGGATCAACCGGTTCAAGCCGCTGTCGATCCTGACCCTGACGCTCTCCAACGACGTCGCGGCCTCCACCAACAACGTGCTGGACTTCCTGGGCGGCGTGCTGCGGTTCCGCCGCAACTCGTCTCTGAACGCCCGGGATCGCCGGTACGACCGGACCCGCGTGCGCTGATGCGGCTGCCCCCGCCAACCCGAGGGATCGGCACCCAGACCACGGCGACGGACCAGCCGAGCGACTTCTCGCCCCCCAAAGGCGAGCTCAATGTCCTCGTGCACACCCCGCCTGGCGGTCGCCCGCAGGTCGGTCAGCGGCCCGGCCTGGTCAAGGCGGTGGCGGCTCGGCTGGCCGGGGCGGTTCGCGCCCTGGTGCCGATCTCCCGGGCCTCGGCGGTCACGGCGTTCACGCTCGGGCAGCCGTCCAGGCTGGTCGGGAGCAGCCGGGAATCCCTGACGCTGGAGGGCAACGGGGCGATCGTGCGTCCTGGGCGGATCGGGACCGTGGGATCGGTGTACGTCCGGGGCATCTCGGGCGTGCCGTTCTTCAAGCGGCTCGATGTGCCCGATGAGGTCCCGCTGACCGCCGCGTCGGTGGGGTTCCCGAACACCTCGAGCCCGCAGTGGGTGGCCATGCACCCATCGGGTCGGCTGGCGGTGATCGCCCATCTGTACACCACCGGCGGCGCCGCCGCGTGCCTGCTGGTGTTCATCGACCCCCGCACGGGGATTCAGCGCGGGTGCAAGCGGATCTATGTTGCTGACGGGGACACCACCCTGACCATCCCCGGCGTGTTCACCGCCAGCGCTCTGATCGTCGCCCGTGGGCAGGCGGTCTACCGCATCGCCCTGGTGGCGTTCGGGGACTCGTTCATCCCGGCCGACATCGAGACGGTGACCCCGGCGGCGTCGACGCTGACCGGCAACGCACCGGCCCGGGAACGGATCGTGGCCCTGGCGGCCCGGCCCGATGGGGACGACTGGCTGATCTGGGCGGCGTTCAACGGGGCGACGGCGGCGGGGACGTTCACCAACCCCAGCGGCTCGATCGCATCGGGGACTTGCGCCCGGCACGTGCGGGCGGGCGTGGCCCTGATCCGGGAGCGGGCTGGGGAACTGGCGTGGGAGGTCATCGGGGATGCCCCATCGGTGGCGGACCCCTACGTGGAAATCGACGCCGGCGGACTGGCCGTGTCTCCCCAGGCCGTTCGGCTGTCGTACTCGCTGGCCCGGTCACCCCGTGGCGGGCTCCCAAGCGCGATCGCTGCTGATGTGGCGAGCGGGGCCGGGTCGGCGGGATTCGTGGTGGCCTTCACCAACGACGGCTGGGGGCCGACGACGGCGTTCACGCCGGACGGCACCCGGGCGGCGACGTGCCTGGCGAAGTACGACCGCGAGGGTCGGCTGGTGTGGGAGATTGACCTGTCCAGCCGGATCGGCGGCGAGGCGGGCGGCAAGCGGGCGGGCATCGCCACCACTTACCCGTGCGATGTGCCGGATGAGGATGGGGCCAACGTCGGGACTACTTCGGCCAACGGTCCGGCGATCCGGGCTCTGGCGGTGGACCCGGAGGGCGTGATCTACGCAGCCGGTCGGATCAGCGCTGGGCGGTACAACGTCTGGTGCATCGACGCCGGCGGCACGGTTCGCTGGCGGGCGCGGACCGAGAGCAACAACCCGACGAACGGCTCGCCGGGGTTGGCATGGGCCGCCCCGG